TTCGCAATTGTCGGGGTTTTCGTATACATCAACCCATACGACAGGATCGTCAAACACGCATCCGGCGCGCTGCATTCCCGCTGGCACTTCAAACTCCATTGGGCCGGTTAATACCTTGACACCATCGTCTGTATTAACCGCAATGGTGCCACTTTCCAGTCGAACTGTGTACGCTGTTTTATGCGCCGCGCCAGTCAAAACAGTCCACGGGGGAACGTCAATCCGGCGTTCGTAAATCTCAGGGAAAAACGTATGCGTGGTGACGATATGCACCTGCGGCATCGTCAGCAGTACGTTTTGCAGCGCCTCAACCTTGTTGAGTTTAAGCGCCGCCCCTACCTCAACTAACTTCACGCCCGCTCACCCGGATGTTGATTGCGCTTGCGGTGCCCGCGATGGTGGAGATAAACGCGCTTGGGGACAAAACCTGCCCGACCAGTTCGGGGAACGTGTATGTCTCCGCTGGTTGCAGCGTCTTGGTTTTGATAATCAAGTTCTGATTACCCGCAGTGTCTGCGGCAGTGACCAAGTTGACGCTCAACGTCGCCGCAGCCGCGCTGTAGTTGGTAGCGGTGAACTTGTCGATGATGGTCGTGACGTTGGTCGCGGTGTACTGCGTCGTCTGCGTAGCCTCGGCAATCTTTGCCGGGACAAGGACTTTAACGGTGACTGTCATGGCTCAGATTCCGTAAGTAACGGTAAAGCGAATTACGTCGCTGGTGGCCCATGTAATCGGCACCGTGGGACTCCAAATACCAGTGCCGGTGGCTTGCAATCGAGCGGTGCCGGGGCTTCCCGCCAGCACTTGCACTACACCAGTAGTGGCAGCGCCGCTTGCGCTTGCGTCAGTACCGTAAACAGCGCCGACATGGACTGATGGACTAGCAGACATACGGGGCAGCGAGAATGCGTAGGTGCCGGTGCCAAAGGTCGTTGTGCTGCCCATGATGACCTCATACGTCGCGGTTACTATCGACCCGGATCGTGCGTACCACCCGCGCAGCGTGCCGTTACCGATGACAGGATCGGTAGTTGATGCAGTCCATGTCGGCGTAAACGCCACCGATGGTGCGCTGATAAGGTTCTCTTTGTTAACGGTGTTGTCGGTTACCGTGCCGTTGAAATAGCATCCTTCAATCGACACCGGCACCGTGCCCAGCACAATGGTGATGCTAGGAGCAAACGCGCTTCCAACAAATGTGACACCTTTGCCGCGAATCTCCATTGTAGTTTCATTGACGCCGACTCGCGTGTTAGCGCACAAAAACGCACGGGACTCATCGGATAGCAGAATCTCGCCGCAAAACGAATCCGAGATAAACAAGTCATTGCAACCGCCCACCGCAATGAACTTGTTGCCGCCTGTTTCGATTTGTTGGAACTTGCGAGGTTTAGCACTGAGTTCGGCAACATCTTGCACCTTTACCGCGTAGTTGCCTGCGGCGGAACCGTTGTAACGGTAGATCAGCAGATCGCTAAACGATGATTGCGACCCCGAGCCAGTCAATTCAAACTCGATGCAATAGCCTTCAAAGTCTACGATTTTGCACTCGGTAATGACTTGCCTGCCGTTGCTGCCTGAGATGACAACGCCGCGCCCTGTGTAGGTTGCGCCTTGGCCTTCAAGGTACAGCCGGTGCATTTGCGCGCCTTCACCAAACGCGATCAAGTCGCCGTTGAAGCCTTTCTTGATTTGCGTAGCGTATTTTGAGTCGCCGTACATTTGCACATTTGTAGGCACTGTCAACGCAGACTGGACTAGGTACACCCCATTGGGGAAATAGACTGACTTTGCACCTGAGTTAAGCGCGCTTTGAATAGCTGCCGCGTCGTTAGCTACACCGTCGCCAACAGCGCCAAAATCTTTGACACTAACGGTATCGCCTAGCTTTGAGTTAAGCGTCCGAGAAACGCCGCCCGCAACGGTGTAGCCGATAAGGTTATTGACGGCAACTTTTGAGGTAACGCCGGTCTGCACTACAGGGACAAGTTCTGTACCCGTCAGTGGTGTAGTTGCGGCGGGCAGATCGGAGATTTTTACGCCTGACATTATTGAACCTCTACTTCAACATAAAGGGTGCCTGTTATGTCTAATGCTGTGTCATTAGATACAAGCACTTGAATAACATTAACGGTAAGGGCTTGCACATGTTGAACTTTTAAGTAGCGAGTACCACTAGCAACAAGCACAGATGCGTTAGCCCAATTAGGAACGGCGTAAAAAGGAGTTGTAAAAGTAAAAGTTACAGTAGATTGACTACTAGCTAAAACATTACCAGTCGTAATTGATCCTCGTTTTACTGTTGCTCCATCAACCCCGTCACCGCTCACACTTGTTTGAGTTACGCCGGATGTAATCACAACTCGGTTGTTTGTAAGATTGCCGTACATAACCGGGTCACTGATTTTAACCACATCAGACGCGGCAACAGAAACAGCGTTTGATTGAGTTGCTGTGCCTTGGTCATCTAGAGCGCGGGGGGCGGTTACCACTACGTTACTAGACCTTCTGACAGCAGGAACTTGCGTAACAGAAAATCCACTGTAACCTGCTCCGGATTGCCCGTTGTTTTTTGCAACATCTCCGACAACTGTTGCGCCAACAACGCCCGCAATTAAACAACCATGTTGGTTGTTTAATTCCCAAGTATTACCTACCAAAGTAACGTCGTTGCAAATTTCTCCGCGAGCAATTGCCGCAGCGTCTAATGTGTGGCATTGAATACCGTTTCGCCCCCGCCGCCCAGTACACCCCAGCACCTTAACATCACGCGCCCCGCGAACTGCTAATGCGTCCCATGTTGCATTGTTAACATCAAGATAACAATTTTCAACAACAACATACCGAGCGCCGTCGTTAACGGCAATCCCGGCGTGGTCTGTTGTTCCGACAGTAATGTTGTTAAAACGAATGTAATTACAAGGCGGGGAACCTATGGCCCCTCCTGTCGATCCGTCAGCAAGTAAGGCTTGAACTCCGCAGTTGTCGGCATAACCGTTAGAAACAGAAACCCGTAACGCTCCTGCCCCTGTTGAACCGGAAGAAATAGCAATACCTTTTGCTTTTGCTGCCGTTATGCGAAAATTATCAATGTTTACATCATTGCAATTGTATATTAGAACTGCGGCGCGATCATTAGCTACTGTGGGGGTGTTAATTCTATTTGCGTCGATATTGACATTTACAAAATTAAAATTAGAACAGTTTGTTACAAGCAGCCAAGATTTATCTGTTGCATGACTAGCTTGTTTAATAATTGACCATTTGCAATCTAACGTAAAATTGTTGCGTGAAATTGTTGTTTCTGCCGGAAACCAATACGTTTTACCTAACCCAAATACAACAGTAGAAACCCCTATGGTTTCGGCAGCAGCGTATGCGGCAAGTAACGCCCCTGCATTTATAGCAGCAGACGCTTCTGAATTTGCAATAGCTCCATAATCGTCAATACTAACCGACTCTTGCAGCTTTGCCTGCACCGTGCGAATGGTAGTGCTACCCGCAGCGGTGTAGCTGATCGCGGACGCGGATAAGCCAATTGATGCAGTGTTCTGCGAAGTGATGTTGTCCCAAGAGCCGATCTGCGTGCCGACTGAGTTTTCCAACCGGAACTTGTAACCAGCACCGTCAGTCAGCCAAATTTGATTTGGCACGCGCCCCGCTGCGTCCAGCACGATGGGGTTGCTGTTAGCGGTCAGCCCGGTAACGCTGGTGTAGGTAGCGGCGGGGGTGGTTGTGCCCGCCGTATAGGAATACAACAGCCCGCCGGTCAGTACGTCGCCGCTGTTGTCGAAAAATTGCCAACCGCTACCGGCTAACAGGGACAAAGATACGGTCATATCGTGACCTCACAAACTGTAAGAATGACGGAAGGGATGGCAGGGGCAGGAGGAATGGTTGCCAACGATGTGATGCTGACGCGGGTATCGTCTACGCTCCACATCAACTCAAAATAATCGTTTGCAGCCATTTGCAAAACGAAGTTCCAAGCCAGCACTTTATCGTTGCCCGACCCTCTAAATTCTACTCGGGTTGCAGAGTTGGGGACATCAACACCATTGACTCGCGCCCACACATACATGTAATGGCCGGACGCAGACGTACTGGTTGCTTGAATGGAAAACTGAAAGTTGTAGACCCCCGCGTCGTTGACAATAACTCGGGACGTAGGCGACCCGATACGGATGCCTTCGGCGAGGTCTGTAGTGTTCAACGTAATCGCGTAAGCCGTATTGATAACAGCGGCGTTTTGTGACGTTGTATCGGAGAACGATGCGTAGTGCAGGCTGACAGGCTCGGGACGCGGGGGCACTAACGCAAGAGCTTCAAGCTCGTTTTGCAACGCGGAAATCTGCGCCTGCAATTCCGTACTAGCCAAAGGCAGTACGTTATCTTCGGCGGGGAACAGATTTTGAAAACTAGGCCCGACTTGCAAGTCCTCTAACGATGTGGTGTTTTGTCCACTTCCCGTTAGCCGAAATAGCGTGAGAAAAAATTGATACCACTCACGCGACACAAACCCCGACCGTTGGTCGATAAATTCGACTCGCGGCGGGGTGATGAGAGTAGAAGGACTAGGCATTAGTTGGGCTTGCGTCGATGTGCGCGCCGATGATAATGACTTTTACTGGATCGGTGCCCGAGACTTCGTACACTCGGTCACGCAGCTTAGTCGTCATACCCAACCTGCGCCATATTGTCCGGTAACCATATTGCCCGATTTTACCCATTGAGCGCCAATGCTCACTTGACCAAGTGTGTCCACCGTCGTCTGACCAACGCAGCATAACTTGCGGGTCGGCGGAAGCAGTTGCAGAAGTATCCACACTTAAAAGCGGTGCCCCCGATTCAGCCAACAGGTCTAATTCCGTTTCGGTAAGAAGACTTATAGCTACTCTGTCAATTGCTGTACCTACACCCGTTTCGCAATCCAATTGCAGCGAGTGGTGAGCGGTTCGTTTAAGGTCGTTGTCGCCCGGAGAAATAGCGCGCCATGACCTTAGCCAACGCTGCGTCTGACTGTCGTCGTCGTAAACTTCTAGGTCAAATGCGTAAAGATTACCGTTGGCGTAGTCGCCTACAACTATTTCGTTGTTGAACGCGGCTTGGCAGTTGCTGCGATGGCGAGTAAACATGCCCGTAGTCGAATCATATCCGGCTCGTTCATGCCAAGAATTTGTCGTAAGGTCGAGAACCCACGTTTTGTCTGCGGTGGGAAACGTCAGAACGTAAAACGAATGG